CCTATAACTCCTACACCTATCGCAGCATAACTCGATGGTTCAGACAGGCGACCAGTAATCCAATTTACAATTTTCATTTTACTCTCCTTTTTAAACGAAAAAAGGGCGACTAAATAGCCGCCCTCTCTATTTCTTAGTAGTTCCGATTACGCTCCTGGCGAACCGAATACACAACGTGGATCCGAGAATCCGAAGCTGTAACGCTCCCGAGCCTTGTATCTCATGTTGCCTGTATCGAAGTCAGCTTCCATGTTGGTAGCCATCGGAGTACGCTCAAAGTGGATAAACCCACGAGGTGCATCTGTTTTAACCCACCACGCATCTGGATCATTTAGGAAGTCATTGACAGCATAACCGTCAGGAACCATTCCCATTGATTTGATTGCGTTAGTGTCGTTATCCGCAGTGCCAACCCGAAGATTAGATACCATGATACGTTCTGCGATGAACTGAAGTTGACGTGGTAGAATTAACTTCATACCGCGAAGAGCAACTTTCATCCCACGCTCATCCACATAGCCAGCAATATTGATCAACGCATCTTCCAAAGAAGTTTCGTTTAGATCAGATGCAACCGCTGGTGTGTTTGATAGTGTCCCACCGTTTGTAAGAGGGTGTGCAGTTGAACAAAGTGCAACTCCATCTCCTCCGGCAGAAGCCCCACCAGTGAACGCGTTGTTCAAGATGCTTGCAGCTTTTACCTGTTTCGTGTGAGCCATTGATCTAGCAAGAGCACGGGTATATCGGCTTCCGAGACGATCATAAAGATTGTCTTCGATAGCTTCTTCCGTGATTGAGAATGCCAATGCGATTGTTTCGTTGTTGTAACGAGCAGTGAATGCTTCGTTAGCATCATCGAAACTTACGGCGTTGCCTTCCGACTTGTTCGGAGCGGCACCAAATCCAGAGAGCATCACTTCTTCTTCAAACGCTCTGTCTGAAGATTCAGTCGTATAGATCTCTGCATGTTGGTTTTCGTACCTGTCGTATTCCATGCCAAATAAGGCATTGAGACCAGGCTCTAGCTCTTTTGCTAGTTGTGCGCGTGATATAGCCATTTGCTAGTCTCCTTTCTACGCTAGTGCTGTCGTAGAAACAGTAGCCGCTACAACGGAACCAGTAGGTGCGTTGAAGTGGTTGTTAATACGAACAATTAAGGGAATACCAGCAACAGTAAAGTCTTCGTTATCAACATCGTCTTGGATGCCCATAACTCTAAGAGCTAAAGTGTTGGTAGCTGCGACAGTATTTAGATCCGCAGTTCCAGATGATATACCAGTACTATCAGTACCAGAGTTGCCATCTGCAAGAGCGATGTTTGAGAAGACCGCTGTACGAACCTCTGCTTCAGTGTTGTAGCCAGCTACTACATTAGATGTAGCAATTGAGAACAATTGATTTGGACTGTCATACAAGAAAGCTTTGACGGGGAAATTTGTATCCGCGCCAGAACCAGGCCAGTAATTAGACCAAGTCATTTTTCCAGTAGAACTTGAGACATATTCACAGCCCCAGAAAACACCGACAATAGAGACGTTACCACCAGCCGCAGCTTGTAGATCGTCAATAACTCCCGCCGCCAACGGAATAACCGCTTGGCCTTGATAGAGTTTGTTAGTGTTTGCTGCCGCTATGCGATACTCGCTCAAACCAGTGGAATTGGGTGTAGCACCCTGCATACTTATCGGTCTGAGACCGTATGCGCCATTAGTATTTGCCATTATAGCACCTCATTAATTATTCAGAAGGGGGTTTTCCCCGCCCGAAGGTTACACGACTTTGCCTACTCTGATGAATAGGCATCAAAGGATTCTGTTCCTTCATTAGATCTTGATCGACTGCCGTCATTGCTTCGCGGGTTCGGGTCCCGTAATACTCGTTTCTTTCATTGGCGGTTTCGATAGGTATTCGACACAACATTAAGCCACCGTTACCAATAACTCCTGCAAATTTACCATCCTCGATGGTTGGAGCTTCATAGTTAGGATACTCTTCAGAACGAACGGGTTCCCATCCTTCACGAAGTTTAGCATGAACATTTGTCTGGTCATCCTCTCCTCGCATTGCTGTTCGTATCCAACGATGCACATAACCCTCTGGGGCTGGTGGTGCATCTAGGCGGCTGGGCGGTGCCCAGGGTTTTCTGCGCGTTTCTTTTTCTCGCGTTTCAGTTGATCGTGGTGCTCTTGCATCTGCCATTTTATTTTCCTTTAGTTGTTAGCTTTCTCGCTAGTTTTCAAAAATTCCTTTGCATATCTATCCAGAGGAACATTTAACTTTTTCGCCATAGCAACTTGTGACGGCGTGAGCTTCACGGTCCTGCGCCCCTGTTTTGTACTGCGGGATGCGGAAGAACCAGCGGGTGCGACCTGATTACCTCCTCCCGATTTCTTCGGTTGGGAGTCAGAAAACTTGTCGGGAAAATATTCCCGTATCTGACTATCTACCGTATTGTAGTACTCATCGCTTCCCATGTCAAAGCCTTCTGCTTCAAGTTTATTATGAATAGCAAGAGCGGATGCGGTCATAACGTCGTCTTGACCGAACCAAGTGTTCTTTTCTGTCCAAGCTTTGGCCTTGGGATCTACCTGTTGAGCCTGTTGTTGTTGGACTTGTTGTTGTGGTTGTTGCTGGACTTGCTGCTGTGGCTGTTGTTGTTGAGCCTGTTGACGAGATCGAGCAACTTGAAATCGTTGTTCTTCAATAGCTATTCTGCTTAAAGCTTCTTGAGCTTGGAGAAGAGCCTCTGAGTCTCCATCTTCATGAGCTGCCCTATACGCATTATGCGCGGCGGCCTTTTGACTTTCCAAACGACCACCATACTCAGCAACGTAACCAGTATCTAATTGTTGCATCCGAGCCTTAAGATTTGCAATCTCTTGTTGTTGCATCTGTGCAACTCTCATTGCTTCTTCTTTGTCTCTTTTCTCTTGATGGAACTTTGCTGTTTGTTTTTTAATTCTTTTTTGAACACCTTTGCTGTAGGTTTCAAGCTCCTCATCCGAACCTTCCTCTGGCACTTTTGCCTCAACTTTAGGTTCTTCGGGCTGTTCTTCTACTTGGATCTCAGATTGGTCGTCGGATGCAGACTGTTCTTCTTCCAGCTCTACCACAACTTCTTCTTCTGCGTCACCAGCCTGTTTGATTTCAGTTTCTTCACTCATAACTCTCTCCTAAATATGTTTAACGTCATCTGGTTCTAAAATAGTAGCAATAACTTCGTCATCATTTATGATACGAACTTCACCACCCTCAATTTTAAAACGAGACCCAGCATAACGACCAATGCAAACCCATTGACCTTGCTTGCACCACGGCTCTGCGTCAAATCCAAACTTGTTGGGATCCTTGTAAGCCATCGGGCCAACTCGCATAACATAAGCCACAACAGTAGCTACTGCTTCTCGTTCGCGAATTTCATCTGGAATAAATAGTCCACCACCAGTTTTAGCTTTCCCCTGGTACGGCATCACAAGAATGCGCCACCCTGTAGGTTGAGGTAATCGTTCGACTAATGGTTGTTCTAAGAGTGAAGGGTCTAAAACCCTTTCATCGGCGGGTATATACGCGCTATCAGCGAGAGAAGACGCACTTGCGGCCTCCTTCTCAGCTTTTCTTTTCTGCGCGACATGTTCAGGAAGATATAAGGTCTTCGACATCGTCTGCGTTTTTCTCCAGCAGGGCTTTAATTTCTTCTCTGGCAAAGGCAACGCCCCGTATCTCACCTACCAAAGATTTGTACTGCTCCCAGTCCTGTACTGCACCGTGGGCTAGAGCGTCGGATATGTCCTGTTCTCTAGCTTTAAGTACATTCAATATATAGCGAGCAAATTCAACGCCGTCTAGCACTTAATAGATTCCGCTAAAGAAATTTGGTTTTACTTGAGCTCCTTGGCCTTTAGCATCNACTTTACCGCCATCTTTGTACTTAACCATGCCGCCGCCCATCATGCCTTTAACACCTCGGCCTTTAAGAATGTCCTNCTTAGTAACCTTGCCGTCTCCAGTTAAGTCAGGAAAGTTTCCTTTAACCTTGCCGCCATCTTTGTACTTCATCTTTTTCTTTTTTCCCATTGATCCACACATGAGAGTATCCTTTCTATTACACTGCCATTTCTAATGCTGCTTCCAGCGTC